TTAGTACCGCGCCACCCGTGAGCGTGCCAGTCCAGCCTGTGCCTAGTTCATCCCAGGCTGCTGCAACATTCGGTGCCAGCACTGAACTTTGAATAGACAGGTCCACATAAGACGAGTATACTGTTAATGCGGGATCTGGCGTGACTACTGCTGCCACCCAGTAAGTATCGTTACCAGAAACAAGGAAGGGCGGATGAGCCACCGTGGCTAATTTTAGAGCAGTAGCCCACGATGCACCCTTACGGATTTCATATACTGGGGCACGCCAATCTTTGATTTCGGTCCAGCTTAGATAGGTAAACGAGCCAATATAACTGGTGGTAAGGTTGGTCGGCGGGGCCAACACTTCAGCAAGCGCTGTGCCAACCACAGTATACACAACCGGAGACACCGCTGAAATATCAGGTTCACCAGCCCCGTATTGATTAAACGGAAGTATCTTAAAGTATAGTACCTGCCCAATACGGTCAGCAGTGAGCGTGTAGGTGAAATATGTACCAACGCTTAAACGAACGATCGGGGTGCCAGGGGTATTGGTTTGTGGCACCGAGTCATACATTCCGCGAACCAAGTACGTAAGGTTATAGGCGTCTCCGCTGGTTAGGGTGGCGGTTTCGTAAGATATATACTCGCCGCCAACATAACATAGGGTATTACCCACCTGAGCGTCGTTTGACGTCCCAGACAGCAATTGCGCCCCTGTAGGCGACATATCCACGGATAGGGTGTTTGTTGTGTCAAGCGTCGTAATGCCAAAAACTGATTGGGTAACCGAGGGGATTGTAGCAGTTAACGTGCCAACACGTGAGTTGCCGTTAAACCTACCAATATTGATGTAATTGCTGTTGTCTGTTGAGACATAAACATCAGCCCCGCCAAAATTGGTGGGAGCGCCGATGGCTATCCAAATCTCGGTCCCACCTGCCAATGCGTAGGTTGGTTCCCAAATAACAGGTGTAATAACGCCTGCGGGGGGCGAATTAGCTGGAAGCGCTGTGCTAAGCGAAGCTTGGGCGCTGTATAGTGGTGTTGAACCTGACCCAACTAGAACGTCTTCGGCCTGGAAAGTCAACGAATAATCGTTGTTTTCTTGGATTTCTGTTATGCGCACCCATGTATTAACCAAGCCCTGCGCAGGATCATTAATCTCAATAATGTCCATAGGGTCGAGCATAATATACTCAGGGCCGAGAGTAAAGGCATACGTGTTTCTGATGGCCTGACGGCCAAGCATCAGGTTGGCGCTAGTTACAGCCGCGTTAACCCATGTGAAGAAATGTAGGGTTTTGGTACTCTGTTTGCGCAAACCATAAAGGTTAATGCTGGCGTCATCAGATGCGCTAATGGTGTTTGGGTTGTATGAGTTTGATGCATCCAGGAACTCAATCCAGATCTGGTTAAACTGATTGGACGATTGAATTCTGGAGGATTGTACTGGGTCGCTTTGTGTAAGCGACGAAGAGCTGTTATTATTTCCGCCCTGTGGGCTTTTGTAATCAATGTCACTCAGCGAAAACAACGCCGTGCTGGGGGCGGTATACGTAGCTCCATAATTAGACACACTAGTGTCACCATATGGCACCACGTTTAACTTGCCTCCAATCCAGATAATCTGACTGTTGGTAGCATCCATCAAGTCAGTTACAAACTGACGAGCTTCTGTTTGAGTAGTAATAGTTGGGCTTACAACCAATCCGTTTGCAATGCAATAGTTAGAGTAGTTGGTGAGATCCCCAATAAATGAGGACGGGAACCCAACACCATAATAAGGGTTGGTAAGATAGTCAATCAGCACGTCCTTCGGGTTTGCGCCGTCTATACCCGAAATAGCTCCATTAATAGCGAACGACACGTCAAATGTATAGTTGGGTAGGTTTGGTGATGTACCAAGACTAATATTAGCCCCAACCACTATGGCCAAACCACGGTAATCCAATGCCTGACTAGGATATACCGAGGACAGATAACTCCAGGGGCCCTGGCCATAATCGCCGTCCAGGTACCCGAGGGATTGGCTACCTAACGAGTAATAGGTGGAATCGCTCCACACCCCATTTACTGCAGATATGGGTCCCTCGCTAATGCCAATGATAATGCTGGCGTTATACGTGGTGGACCCACTACCACCCTTGCCGCCCCCACCACCACCCTTACCACCGCCACCGCTTGAGTTAGCATGGGAAGCAAAATCTCCATACCATATCAAGTTTCCAGAGACGCGGGTGCGGCCCCAACCCACCGTGATGGGTAAACCAGCAATCGACGACTGAATGCGAAGAGCAGTCGCTGGCGGGGTTTTAGTTGAGGATGACCCACCCATCATGACTTGTTACCCCATAACGTAAAAAAGCGGCGCGGGGCTTCTTCCAATACACCCATGTTTCCTGTGTCAGCATGGACCATTCGCGACGTCCATGGTGCATGCACTATGCTTGGCCAACCTGGGTTGATGACGATAGCCCCATGAGCGTATGCCAAACCAAATTTGTACAACACCACGTCACCCGGTTTAACCTTTTCTTCGCTAATTTCGACAGAGTATGTCATAACTCTGTTAAGATAGCGCTCGGCATGGTTATGTTTATGCCAATCGATCGGATAATATTCTACAGCTTCCCGATCGATCATACCAGTCCTGGAGTAGACTTCATTTAAAAGCGTGGCGCAGTCAACCCCACCTTTATCAACCGTTCCATCTGGTTTGATGGATTTCTTGATCGTGCCCATATGGTGATACTTAGTACCAACCCAATCAAGGGCCTCTTTAACAACCGCCTGTCTCTGTTCGTCCTCGGTCATGTTGCAACCTCTGGTGCTGGAATATAAGGCATTCCACCAAAATTAGGCGTGTTACCGAAATTTCCACACGTGCTTAACTGTTTATCGCAACCCGGATAAATGGTGAATGTATCGCCTGCATTAACCGAGAAAGGAAACGGACTCATTAAGACAAACGAACTTGGATAGGAGCCATTACTACCCCAATAACGAATGGACCGAGAGAACCCATCGTTATTACCAGACGTGGCTATCATATTGCCCATGCTGTAAGTACCGCTACCACCTGGGACCCCGGCCACACCATTAACTTGCAGTGACGTGGAACCTGCAGTCGCTGTTAGAGATACGGCATAGGTTGATTTATTTAATTGGCACCCAGCGTCATACAACACATGCCTGCATCCGGAACCATACAAGTTACGAGGCATTTGTATGTTTAATAATTCCATGTGGCTGTTAATTGTAAGGGCAACTGCGGTTCTACCCACATCAACAGGCCCGACTCGACCAGTAAAGATGTTATACACACCCACTGGGGAAATATATGGGCCATATGGCCGAGATGGCCACGACGCAAAGTAGCATCTATCAACTGATACAATGGCTCCATCAAGCATGCCGCCAAGACAAGCTGCAGCCCATGAAGCGTTGCCTATCTTATCCGGATATGCGGTTCCTGTAATGGGATCCACAGACCTGGGAACAACAATGCATTGCCAAGTGTCCGTATCCGCCCCTATCTTCCAGTGGGCAAGAGCCTTCTGGTCTGGGTTATCAATAAGCGGGCCACCATGAGTCCAAACGGTTGCGCTATATCCAATGTCTGTATCAGCGGTGGTGTATGTTAAAGTTGATGAGCCACCTGTAGCAAAGCTAGACACTAAATGAAAAGTATATAAATCAGCGGTAACAAATTGACGTGTTTCAAGCAGAGCCAAAAGTGCCCCAGCACTGGTTTCATACTTGGGCGTTTTCATAGCTTCACCGTACTAAACATACAGGACTTAATAGACCAAAACCCACTCATATCCTCTTGAGCCTTTATTTCGTCGTCATCAAACCTGCACAACCAATTAAACGTTCCCGTCCACGAAATGATAGCACCCGTGGCGGGAGCCGTAGTAAATACCACTTGCCCGGTTTGAGAGACTGTGTATAATGTGGGTGATACCAGAGTGATTACGGAACTTACAGTAGAATACACCGATATAGTGACCGGCGCAAACACTGGCTCTAAAAAGCCACCATAACTCCTAACGCACTGAAACGATTTGTTGGTGCCGTCGCCAGTGCCTATTGATTGGGCAGTTGCAATACTATCAGTGATATCATAATATTGAAAAACCCCTGCGGAGCCATTCATAGAGTTAATAAACCCTATCATGGTTTGCCATTCAGTGTAGCTACCATAAGTTCTAAGAAACTCAAAAGATAACTCGTACTTCCAGCGCGGATACGACCAAAGGGCAAGGCGGGTTTCTTGACCACTAATAGACTCTTGCGGAACAGTTTTCCACTTAGCAGAACGTTTAACAGGAAATGTCACACCCGGAAACACAGGAAATACAGGCAGGGTGCTCATGATGCGGGCCTTGTCGAAGCATTATTTTGCCAATGTGAGTATAGCATACGTGCCAAACCCGGTAGTTGCTGTTTCAAAAATCCAGCACCCGTCTGCAGATCAATAGCAGAGATAGTTACG